AAAACAGTCAGATAATGGCTCAGTTGCAACAAAATGAAGATAATGCTCTTAATCAACGCACTAATGAAGCAAGAAACCAAATCAGTTTATTTGCTGAAGCAACGGATGATAGCGGTAAAAAACTACATCCACATTTTGATAAAGTGGAACAAGTAATGGGTAGGATGATAACTGCCGGTATAGCAACAGATATGAATGATGCTTATGACCGGGCGGTTTTTGCTGATCCTGATATACGTTCAGAATATTTAACAGCAGAGCGTGAAAACGTAGCTGTAAAGTTAAACACTGAACGCAAAGCTAGTAATCAAAATAGTAAGGCTGCATCTAAAAATGTGAAAACTAATAATGTTGCACCAGATAATGTTTTAGCTGATGAGCCAGATAATGTTCTAGCTTCTGTACAAAAAGCGATGAGAGAGAGTGTATCATAATGGAGAAAAACTATGGCTTTCGCTAATAGTAACTTTGATGCCATTGTAACAACTACCTTGAAAAACAGAACAGGTAAGGTTGCAGACAATGTCACCGCAAATAACTCAGTTCTTGCTGAACTGAGCCGTAAAGGCAATATTATGCTCGAAGATGGCGGTCAATCGCTTGTCCAAGAACTTGATTTTGCTGAAAATTCAACATTCTCATATTACTCAGGTTATGAAGTGCTAGATATTACAGCATCTGACGTAATAAGTGCTGCTGAATATGATTGGAAACAGGCTGCTGTATCAGTAGTAATTTCTGGACTTGATATGCGTAGGAACAGTGGTAAGAACCGCATGATTAATCTTATTGCAGCTCGTGTTAAGAATGCTGAAAATACAATGGCTAATAATCTATCAACTGGTATCTTCTCTGATGGTACAGGTAGTGGTGGTAAGGAAATTGGTGGTCTTGGTTTGATCGTTGCTCCTTCCCCTGCAACTGGTACTGTTGGTGGCATTAACAGAGCAAACTTCGCTTTCTGGCGTAATATTGCTTATGATGCGTCATCAGATGGTGGTGCTGCTGCTTCAGCTTCAAACATCCAGGCATACATGAATGCAGTATGGGTGCAGCTCAAGCGTGGTGCAGATTGTCCTAATCTAATCGCAGCCGATAATAACTACTTTAACTTCTTCTGGGAAAGCCTTACAGCAATCCAGCGTATTACAACGAGCGACAAAGCCACATCTGGTTTCCGTTCATTGGAATATAATGGTCCTGGTGGGTCAGCACCTGTCGTTCTTGACAATGGTGCTGGAGCAGACAAAATGTATCTATTAAACACAGATTATCTGTTTTTTAAAGTACACAAAGATGCAAATTATGCGGTTAGTGATGATCGTGTTTCCAATAACCAAGACGCAATTACAAAGCACATATTGTTCATGGGTAACATGACAGCAAGTAACTGTTCTTTGCAAGGCGTTATAAAAGCGTAATAGAAAGGTAAAAAAATTATGTCTTATATAACTGGAATGAATATTACCCAAGTTGACACCTCTGCAACCTTTGAGTTAGGTTCAGTAGGACGTACTTCTGACGGTAAAGTGTACCGTTATTGTCAATATGAAGCCGGTACTGCTGCTGTATCAGGAGTTGCTGGTGAAGTTGCGTATTATGACGGTGCTGGTGCTACACAAACTTATGTTGTTACTTCTGACGTGTCAGATAGTGTTAATGTAGGTGCTGGTGTACTACAGGCAATTTTAGCTGATGGTGAATATGGATGGCTGCAAACTCGTGGTCCAGCAACATTGACTATTGCTTTAACTGCCGGAGCTGATGGAAACGCACTAACACCAGTCGGTGCTGGCGATGGTACACTTGATGTATCTGCTGCTGTTACTGACCATGTTTGTGCAATTGCTGATGATATTTCTGCAAAGAAGATTGTTTGCATGTTCCCATAGTAAACTAAATGATGGGGCAGTTAGGAAACTAACTGTCCCTCATTACTATTAATTTAACAAAAGGATTTGATATGGACATCAACGATTTTACAACTACTGCCTCTGCTGATGATGGCAACATAGTTACAATATTTACGAAAAAGGTTATTAACAATTTTAAAAGTAAAGAAGCAGATGAACTTATTTATGATTTTTTGCCATATTTAGAAATTGTTTCTCCCGGGCAAAGGCATTCAATAGTTGTCCGTAAAATAGAAGAAAATGATAAAAACAAGTATAAAAAGCATTGGGATGCTTACCAGAAAAAAGAACAGTTACGATCAGAAGGGACTGCATTAAGAGATTGGTCAGGTGTTGAGCCGGAAATGGTTGCACAATTAGAGTATATGAGCATCTTTACAGTCGAAGATTTAAGTAATGTTTCTGATGGTAATTTAGGTAATATTGGCATGGGTGCTAATAAACTAAAAAACGCTGCAAAATTATTTGTTAGCGGTAAAGACAAAAATGATGTAACATTACAAAAAGCGTTAGATAAAATTGCAGATTTAGAGAACAAAATTGCACTAATGGGGGCTGAAACAGCTATCCCTGATGTACCAAAGACAGGAACACAGGATGAGCCTATTAAGCGTAGTACAAGACAGCCTAAAAGAAATCGGAGGGTTTGAAGTTCCAACAAGCGTAGTTGGTAACACAAACGAAACAGCCGTTTTAAGTTTAGCTTTGGCAAACAGGTCATTGTTAGAAACTGCAAAACGTACTGATTGGGCTAATCAAACTGTAAGAGGCACAATAACAACTGCTAGTGGCACAGATCAATATGCTTTACCGTCAGATTTTAAAGGTCTTATGAATGACAGTATGTGGGATGACACAAACAATCGTAAAGTGTTTGGTCCTATATCTGCTAGTTTGTGGGAATTTTTTAAGAACAGTTCTGTTTCTAATACGTCCCTAACACGATATATGCGAATATACAAAGCTACTGCAAACAATAACAAAGTGTTTTATTTCTATCCCACACCAGATAGCACAGCAACAATTAACTATGAATACCAATCAAATGGTGTTGCAGAGGCTAGTGATGGCACACTGCAAGCTAAATATTTGGCAGATACAGATACAGCGTTACTTGACGAAGATACTGTTGCACTAGGCTTTAAATGGCGAATATTAAAAAGTCGTGGTTTGCCTTATGCAGAAGAATTTCGTGATTATGAAATGGCTATTGAAAGCAGCATAAATGATAACGGTGCTGGAATAATTGATACCGGCTCTGACGTTATGTTTGACAAGTTTTTAGTGATAACTCCTGATGGAAGCTGGAACGTATGAGGCAACCATTACTAGATAATCGCAGACTGCAACAAACTGCACAGATATTTTCGTTACCGTCACCTACCGGGGGATGGAATGCAAGAGATAATTTAGCAGCTATGCCTTCCCTGGACGCAGTTAAAATGATTAATTTTTTCCCTGAGAATGATGGTGTTACCCTCCGTAAAGGTGATGTCCTCTTTGCTGAGGGTATGTCAGGGGCGGTTGAGTTCTTATTTGAGTACGAAAGTGCTGATAGTAATGATCTACTCGCTGCCTCTGACGGTAATTTCTATGACATAACAAGTGGCACACCATCAGCAAAAGCAACAGGTTTAACTAACTCACAGTGGCAAGGTGAAAACTATAATGCTCGTGGTTTCTTTGTAAATGGTGCTGATGCTCCGAAAGATTGGAATGGTACAACTCTTGCATCAACAAGTTGGACAGGATCTGGTCTTACAATAACAGATCTAATTAATGTTCGTGTTGTAAGAAACAGATTATGGTTTTGTCAAAAAGATACTTCTGATGCTTGGTATAGCGGTATTGGTTCTATTACAGGTGCGTTAGTTAAATTTCCACTAAGTGAAATAGCACGTAATGGCACACTAATGGCAATTGGTTCTTGGTCAAGAGATAGCGGTGATGGTGCAGATGATGCTACTGTCTTTGTAATGTCCACCGGGGAGATATTAGTCTACCAGGGTGATGTCAGTAGTACATTTACCTTAGTTGGTCGTTTTAATGCTCCAGAGCCTATTGGCAGACGGTGTTTAATAAATTGGGGCGGTGAATTAGTTATTATTACTCGATCTGGTTATTTAACTTGCACAGGCATCATGGAAGGTAAAGTTAGACCAGATGATGCAATAAGCGAAAAGATAAGAGATGCTGTTGCACAGGCTGTAGAAAACGGTGGCAGTTTAAACGGTTGGGAAGCAATGCTATCACCAGACGGACGCAAGCTAATCTTTAATGTGCCTGTTTCAGAAGACAGTGTATATGATCAGCACGTTTTAAACACCGTCACAGGTGCATGGGGTCAGTATAAAGACCGTAATATGCAATCAATGGCAAGTTTAAATAATAGTATGTATGGTGGCTTTGCTGGCGGTAAAGTTTACCGATTAGACGATGGTAATCAAGATACAAGTGCTGGATTTAGTGTTGTTAAAGGTGTTTGTAAACAGGCAAGTAATAGTTTAGTTGCACCAGATAGACCGTTAGATGGCACTAAAAAAGAAGTAACAATGCTTAGACCATTTGTTAAAGGCGGTGGCACAGTCAATTTAACTATGGATGTGCAAGCCGATTTTAGTGATTTACAACTTGTTGCTAACAATCAATCATTAGCACCTAACGCAGAACCCTGGGAAGCCTTTGGTGTTTTTGATTGGGAAGATTGGGAACTTGCCTGGGGTCAAGGGTCTGGTATTGCATCTACAAGTTTAACAGTTGGTGCAGTTGGCGAAACATTTTCTATCGTATTAGACGGTGAAACAGCAGAATCGTTGGTATGGTACTCAACTGACGTAATTTATAGACGTGGAGGAATAATTTAATGGCAACTTTAACAGGTCGTTCGCCAAAAGATACATACGGAGACTTATTACAGGTCAGCAATGCCAATGACGGTGTTGATAGCACTCTACGTTTTGTATCGGACGGTAAAGGTACAAATTCATCATTAAAAATAAGCAGTGCTTCTGCACAGTTTACAGGTACATTAACATCAACAGGCTTGCTTACAACAACAGCAGGGATTGTTTCTGGTTCAAACATTATAAGTGATGCTGATAGCACAGACGATCTTGGTAGCACAGGAGTGCGTTGGGCAAACCTTTGGGTTGATAATATAACTATGGGAGGCACTATCGCTGGTGCTGTAGCTACTTTTAGTAGCACTATGACTGTAACTGGTTTGACAACTGCCACAGGTGGTATTTTTACAAGTGGCACTATCATTTTTGAAGGTGCAACCGCAGACGCACATGAAACTACCTTGACAGTTGTCGATCCTACAGCAGATAGAACCGTATCATTGCCAAATGCAACAGATACATTAGTTGGTAAGGCAACAACTGATACACTCACAAATAAGACTTTAACTAGTCCGGTATTGAACACAGGTTTGTCCGGGACAGCATTTCTTGATGAAGATGATATGTCATCAAACAGTGCAACAAAAGCAGCGTCACAGCAGTCTATTAAAGCCTATGTAGACGCACAAGTTGATACCGCAGATACATTGTCAGAAATTTTAGCTATTGGCAACACAACAGGCGGTACAGACGTTTCTGTATCTACTGATGACAAAGTACAGTTCCGTGATGCAGCAATTTACATTAACTCAAGCACTGACGGACAGCTTGATATTGTCGCAGATACTGAGATACAGATTGCAGCCACTACAATAGACATTAACGGTGCTGTTGCTTTAAACGGTGCATTGACAGGCATTACAAACATTACTTTAAGCGGTGAACTTGATGCCGCTACAGGTGATTTTAGTGGTGACGTTGATGTTGACGGCACGTTAGAGGCTGATGCTATTACTTTAAATGGCACAGCACTTGGTTCACTATATAGTCCAATTGCAGGCTCTAGCAGTATTGTTACTACAGGTGCATTAAACAGTGGTTCTATAACTTCAGGCTTTGGCACAATCAACAACGGTGCTTCAGCAATTACAACTACTGGAGCATTAGGAGCAGGGGCAGCCACCTTTGGAGGAAATGTTTCAATTCCTTCTGGATCTTTATTATTATTAGATGGCAGTTCTGATACATATATTAGAGAAAAATCAGCAAATGAGATTCAGTTTGTTACAGGAGGAGCAGGGGCTTTAACCCTTGATGCGTCACAAAACGCCACCTTCACAGGGGATTTAGCCTTCTCAGGAGGTAACGTAAACGTTGATGGGGGTGACCCTGATGGTCGTATAATTATAAGCTCCAATACAAATAGCCTCGGTGGTAATCTGTTAATGTATGGAAACACTCATGCTTCTTTAGCAGGAAATGTGGTATTACGTTCTGGCACTACAGCGATGTTGACCGCAAATGGTAGTACATCTGCTGCCACCTTCGCAAAGGATGTTAGTGTAAAAACAAGTGGCGTACCAACACTAGCAGGAGGCACACCTTACGGTTTATTAGTAAAGTCAGGCGGTGCTAACTCAAACGGTACATATCAAGCTTCAATCGGATTTACTGAAAGTTCAGGTGGGAATGTACGTGCAGCAATTATGTCTAAACAGACAGGGGCAGATAATGACCAAAATGGTTTAGCCTTTATGACCCATCCAAGTGCGTCTAATGTAGACGGTGCTATTGCTTTGCTACTTGAACATGACCTAACCGCCACCTTCGCAGGGGACATCATAAGAAAAGCTACTCCTAATGGCAGTGTTGGGGGTCTTGCTATTACTGATAATGGCTCTGGCCCATTAGTTTCCATAGGTGATACAGGCACAACTTTAAATACCTTGTATGACTTTTATAATGGCAACGGTATTGTTGGAAAAATACAAACAAACGGTTCTGGTACGGCTTTTGTTACATCCTCTGACTACAGACTAAAAGAAAATGTAGTTACTGATTGGGACGCAACAACAAGGTTGAAACAGTTAAAGCCCTCACGATTTAATTTTATTGCTGATGCAAATACAACTGTCGATGGCTTCTTAGCACATGAAGCACAAGCGGTTGTTCCTGAATGTGCTACTGGTCTTAAAGACGCAATGAAGGATGAAAGGTATGAAGTCAGTGCTGCAACTGGTGAAGTGTTTACCCCTGCCATTGAAGAAGTAACTATACAATCTCAAGTTATGGAAACTGTTGAAACAGGTTCTTATGTAAACTTAGCAGGGGAAACCATTGTTGAAACCGAACAACGTGGTGTAACTACTGAAACAACTGAGACTGTTGTGCAGCGTCAAGACATAGATGGTGTATCTACTGAGGTTGAAGTAGAGGTTACTACACAAGTAGCGACTATGGAAACTGTCATCACTACAGCAGCCGTAGCAGAAATAGTGCATAGTACAGACGTTGTGCAACCTGAAACTTTATCGGACGGTCAACAATGGAGAGAAACAACAGCACAAGTTATGGCTACTCGCAGTGTTCCTGACCATCAAGGTATTGACCAAAGTAAATTAGTTCCGTTGCTAGTTAAGACTATACAAGAACTTGAAGCACGTATTACAACACTAGAAACATAGGATTTATTATGAGCAAAGAACTGAATAAAAACATTGGCAAGTTAGAAGCACAAGTTGCTATTTTGCAAAAGACTACAACTGACCTTGCTACTGAGGTGCATAATCTATCTGCTCAAATGAACAGATGGAAGGGCGGTGGCATGGTTTTGCTAGTCATCGGTACGTCACTAGGCTTTATTGTCGATACTTTATTTAAAATAGTTGGTAAATAATATGCAAGCAGAGAAGCAAATAGAAGAACTAGAGGGTGTACAATTAGCGTATAATTGTGACGACATGGTTCGTTTGTGGGTTTCACGTGAATTAGGCATAAGTTTAGAAGGCGAATGCAGAGCTATAGGTGCTGTATTGGACGGCAGATTAATAGCCGGGGCAGTGTTTAACAACTATGCTGGCTTTATGGTAGACATACATATTGCTACAACAGACAAAAAATGGTGTAATCGCAGAGTGCTGAAGGCTGTATTTGAAATGGCATTTAATCATCTTAATTGCATAAGAGTAAATATGATGTGCGGTAAAAACAATAAAGCAATGAGAAAATTAGCCTTACGATTAGGCTTTAAACAAGAAGGTACACATAAGATGGCACATCTGGGAACAACAGACGCAATATCTTATGGGTTATTAAAACAAAACACAAGGTGGTTATAAAATGAGTAGTCCAACAGTACAAATGCCAGCACCAGTAGATGCCGTAGGTCTTGCAAATCAACAGGGTCAAAATAACTTAGAAGCATCTATAGCTACAGCTTTATTAAATCAGACTAATGAAGTAACACCTTATGGAACTGTTACATATACGCAAAATCAAAACCCTGCAATGCGTAGGGCTATTAATTATAATACGCCACAAGGTGCTGCACCACAAATTAATCAAGCACAAAATAATACTCCACAATATCAAGAACCACAAGGTAGCGAAAAGAATTATGGTGTCGGTGGTCCAATGACATACAATCCTTTGCGACCAGATGAGCAATATACAGACGGTCAAATTAGTGGCGGTTATCAAACTCCTTTAGGTGGATCAGCATTAGGTAATATTGAAATACCTTCCTTTACAAGAACTGTAACTTTAAGTGATGCACAACAACAAAAATTAGCTGATCAAGATTATATACAAGGGCAAACAGCTCGTATTGCTAGAGATCAACTTGGTAGGGTGCGTCAAGGTTTAAGTCAAGAGATTGATTATAATGCTGTGCCAGACATGGTTTCCAATATTAGCGGTGGACAAATACAAGGCTTTAATCCAAATGCCGGACAAGTACAAAGTCAGTTACGTCAATTTGATCCTTTAGGCGGTATTAATAATCGTAATTTACAAAGTGCTGGTGTGCAAGGTACTCAAGGTAATATTAACCAGGCAGGGTTGTTTGGCATAGACCCACAGGCAGTACAAAACCAATTAGAAGGTGGTTTACAAGGCGTTACAGTTAATCAAGCACAAGGCATTAACACAGGCGGTTTACAAGACGTTAGAGATGATTTTGCACTACAAGGCAATGAATTGGAAAGAGCTACATTTGAACGTGGTAGATCATTGCTAGAACCACAATTTGGAAGAGCAATGCGTGATGCTGAAGTAAGGTTATCTGAGCGTGGGTTGCCTTTAGGTTCTGAAGCTGGTTCTGAAATATTAAGTGGTGTACAATCAGAACAAAATAGAGCCTTAAATGAATTGGCACTAGCATCAGTAGCTGCTGGACGTAATGAACAGGCAAGATTGTTTGGTCAAGATATGGCTTTAAGAGGTCAGCAGTTTGGTGAAAGAGCTACTGGTACACAACTTGGTAATCAAGCAATAGGTCAAAACTTTAGCCAAGATACAGGTTTAAGAGGGCAACAGTTTGGTGAGCAACAAGCTCGTGCAAGTTTATTTAATCAGGCTGGTCAGCAAGCATTTGGACAAAATACTGCTGCAAGGCAACAATTAGTCAATGAGCGAATGAACCAAGCTGCATTAGCAAACCAAGCTAATCAACAAAGATTTGCACAACAAACAGGTCTTCGTGGGCAACAATTTGGTGAAAGACAGGCTGAAGCTGCTTTTGCTAATCAAGCACGAGGTCAGGCGTTTACACAAGGGGCTGCTGGTGCAGAATTTGCTAACAATGCACAAGCACAAAGGTTTGCACAACAACAGCAAGCCAATGCCCTTAATAACCAACTACAGGCACAAAGATATCAACAAGCTGCCGGTAATGCACAACTGCAAAACACAGCACGACAAAATGCACTACAAGAACAAATCTTTAATAGGAATATACCTCTTAATGATCTTGCAGCACTTATGGGACAATCTGGTGGTGTACAACTACCACAATTTGCACAGTCCCCAAATGTAGCAGTACAGTCAGGTGACCTGGTAGGAGCTTCACTAGCTGCTAACCAACAAGCAATAGATGTTGCAAAGGCTAGACAGGCTGCATCAGGTGGCTTTATGGGCGGTCTTATGGAACTTGGCGGTGCATTGGGTGGAGCAGCTATACAGCAAGGTATGTTTGGTTCTGATGTTCGTTTAAAAGAAAACATAAAACGTATAGGTAAATTTAAAGGTCATAATTTATACAGTTATAACTACATAGACAGAGTAGGTGATTGGATTGGTGTTATGGCACAAGAAATTGAAAAAGTAATACCAGAAGCTGTGCAAGAAATTAACGGCATGAAACATGTAAATTATGGGGCTATATAATGAATAATTTAACGCCACAGCAAATGCAAGCTATGATAATGCAACAACAGCGACAACAGCAGCAACCTACTGGACTAATGCCAACAGCAAGCAATAGTGCAATAATAGCTAAATTATTAGCAAATGGTGGCTCATCAACTCCAACAACTGATCCACTTGAAAGAGGTATGAGTAATGCTGCTGATAGTTTAAGTGCTGGATTTGCTGCAATGCAAAAAAGAAAAGACGCAGAAAAAGCTGCAATATTAAGACTAGCGGAGAAAAATTCTAATGGCTAATCAATTTTTAAATAGCGGTGCATCTAGGTCTGAATTACTTGCAGCACTTATGGACAAACAAAACCGTAGATACTCACAACAACAAGATCCATCATCTATTGGTGAGGCTCTTGCCCGGACAGGTACAAGATTTGTTGATGCTTTTTCACAAAAAAAACTTGTTGATGACGAATTAGAACGTAGAAAAATAGGTGATGCTGCTACAAGAGAAGCTTACAATATTATTGGTGGTGGTTCTTTCAACAATCCAAGTTTAACTGGCAACTTAATTACAACACCAAGTGAAATAGTTGATGGCGTACAAATGGGGGATGTTACAGAAAGAACTTTAGCACCAGAACAACAATATGAGCCATTTAGTAACCAAGCATATAATGCTGCACTAAATGTAAATAATTTAACATCAGACGTTGCAAATACTTTGATGGGACAGCAGATTAGATCACAAGAAAAATTAAATTCAGCACAATTTGCTCCAAAACCTATAGGTTCAACTAGAAGTGTAATGCGTCCAAAATTAGATAGAAATGGTGGTATTATTAATGATAATAATGGTAATCCTATTATGGAAGCAACAGATGTAATACAAATATTTGACCCAAGAACTAATACAGTTAAGGAAAAAATAATTGGTCCGTCTGCTAATATAGGCGATACAAATAAAGCAACATTAGAAATAAAAGTTGCAAGACGCAAACTTGATGATGCAGTAACTGTCAAAGAAATTACAGACCTTAACAATCAAATTACTAGTATGTCTGGTTTATCAAGAGGATATACAGAGGCAATTAATTTACTTGAATCTGGTGCTGGCACAGGTGCTATTGAACAATTTTTACCTTCTATAAAAGCAGAAACTTTAGCACTAAAACAATTACAGCAACAACAAGGTCTTGATATTATTGGCAGTGTAACTTTAGGTGCAATTAATGAAAAAGAATTAGATTTAGTATTAATGACTGCAATTCCATTAGGTATGGATGAACAAGATTTAGTTGCATGGTTAAAATCTAGACAAATAGCAATGGCCAAAATGACTAGTTATCTAGATGAACAAGTGCAATTTTTAAGTCAAGACGGAGCAACTATTGCTAAATGGAGAAGAGAAGTAAATCGTAGAGCAACAGCAAAAAATGACGAGTTAAAAAATATAAATGAAAAAGCACAAGAAATTATAAAGAGATACAGGGGCGAATAACGTGGATACAATTTTAAATAATCTTAATAAAAAACTTGTTGATGCTGACGCTATTGGTGATGTAAATTTATCAAAACAAATAATAGCAGAAATAGACACGTATAATGAAAACAAAAAAAATGACAATAATGTGCAAATAAATTTAAAACAACAATTAATTGCTGCTGATGCGGATGGTAATGTAGATTTAGTAAAAAATCTTATTGAACAAATAGACAACAGCAATCAAGAACCTGTGCCAAGATACACAAACGAACCAACTAATTTTATGTCACCAGGGCAAATGCAACAAAAAAGAATAGATCAGCAAACAGGTGAAAGAGGAACTAATTTTAATAGATTAATGGATTATTCTATGACTGGTCAAATGGATGTAGAAAATTATGTAAAACCATTTGAAAATTTAAAAGAATTTGGATCTGTTGTCGGTGATGTTTTTACAGGTAATGCAAGAGAAACAAAAGAAACACAAACATTACCAGAATTTGGTTCAGTAGAAACAGGAACAACTACACAAAATAATTTTAAAATGGCTGCTGGATTGTTAGCAAGTGTTAGTCCTGAAGCAAAAATGGACATAATTAAAAACGCATTACCAGAAACAACTTTTCGATATGATGAAAAGAATAATACTATTGTAACTTTACCTAACGGTAATGAAGCAATTTTAAACAAACCTGGTATGTCAACACAAGATTCGTATGGATTAATAGCACAAATTTTAGCTTTTATTCCAGCAATAAAACTTGGACAAATTATAAATATAGCCAAACCTTTAGTTGTTGGCGGTGCATCAGCATTAACAGACGTAGGCTTACAAAAAGTAGAAGAATTTACAGGTTCTGAACAACCTTTTGATAAATATCGTACAATTATAGCTGGTGGTGCTGGTACAGCTTCAGAAGCACTTATGCCAATGCAAAGAATAGCTAGAAATGTAAAAAAACCACTACCAGAAGGACAAAGTAAAGAAATTATAGAAGCTGGTGAAGCAGCTAATGTTCCTGTTTATACAAGCGATATAATGCCACCACAAAATATTGTAACAAAATTGCTTCAAGGGGCAAATGAAAAAATACCAATATTTGGTACAGGTGGAATGAGAGCAAGTCAGCAAATTGCTAGAGAAGATTCCATACAAGCTTTTGCAGCTAAATATAATATTGATCTTGATACACCTTTAGAAGAAAATATTGTAAAAAATTTAGATGATGTACAAAAAGCTAACGTAGACAAAGCATATACATTTAGACAAAGTGCATCTACTAAACTTGACAAATTTGGTGAAATTGCTGGTCCAGAACTTGATAATTTAATAAATGTATTAGCACAAGAAAGTGATAAATTAACTGTATTAGCTTCTTCTGCTAACAAACCATCATTAAATTTTGTAAACGCAGCAGGGTCTGATGTTATAGGGGCAAATTTTACAAAAATAGCTCAAGTAAGATCAAATGTTATAGATGCTTTGGAAGCATTAAAAAAACAAGATTACACAAATTTACCTTCTGGTGCAACTAGACATTTACAAACAATGAAGACAGCATTAGATAATACATTGAGTGGATTTGCTAAAAAAACTGATCCAGCAGCTTTCCAACAATGGAGAAAAGGAAATAGAATATTTGTTGATGAATTTAGCAAAATGCGACAAACAGCAATAAAAAGAATATTTAACACAGGTGATGCAACGCCAGAATCTGTTTTTACTGTATTAAATAGCGGCAAAAGATCAGATTTAAAAACATTATATTTTAGCCTTGATAAAACAGGCAGAGCAAATGCTCGTGCAGCAATAATACAAAAAGGTTATCAAATTGCTAATCAAAATGCAGATAATACAACATCTGGTGTTTTTAACCCAGCAAAAATGGCAACATTCTTTCAAAAAGAAAACACAAGAAAAGCTATTAATGTATTTTTTAGAGGTGATGAAAAAACTGTAATTAATGGGTTTACAAAATTATTAAAAGCAACACAACAAGCACAAAAAGCTGGCGTTACAACACCAACAGGGCAATCACTACAAGTTTTAGGTACTGGTGGAGCTATGGGTGCTGCTGGACTTGCTGGTTTACCAATATTAATAAGTGCTTTAACTGCAACTTCCTCAATAGCAAGTTTAGGTAGACTTATGCAATCTGCTCCAATAAGGAATCTTTTAGTAAAATTAAATGCAGCACCAGAAGGATCGCAACAATTTGATAGAGTATTGAGGCGATTGATGCCTTTGATTAATGGTACATTGCAACAGCAAGCAAAAGAACAAGAATTAAACCAAAAATTAAAAGAACAATTGTAACAATAAAATGAGGTTATTGCTTTTGCTGCTTTTATCGGGATGTCAAAGCACTATTTTTACGCAAGCATGTCCAGAGAATGATGTGAAATGCCAGACAAATCAAGATGCAGAGCTATTGCATATACTAGAACAAAAAGAAGCTGCTGTTATGTTGTTATGTCAGTTATCGCAATATCAGCGTGTTTTGGATTGCCCAGTACAGCATTAGGACAGGATGTTACAGGCGATCTTAACACTAATATCAGTGACGCTACTGTGGATAGCAACAATAACAGCGTTTCAGAAAGTAACACTTATAATGGAGCAGGGAGCAGTCCGGGATCACAACCACCACCATCAGCTATATCACCGACAATTATTGGTGGCGGTGGTCAGGATAGTTGCTTAATACCAAAGACCGGTGGCATACAAGTTAGTTTATTTGGTTTTAGCTTTGGCGGTATGTCACAGGATGAAGAGTGTAATAGGCGTAAAGATGCAAGATTATTAGGTACACCACAACAAATAGGTGGCATGGGGCTGCAAGTATCTGGCATATCTGTAATGTGCGGTAACGCTGAAATATTTAGAGCAATGGCACTAGCCAACACGCCATGTCCTGTAATGGATATAAATAGAGGCACGTTATTAGTTGGCAGAGAAGCATTTGAAAAGATGCGTAGTAATCCAAGAGAATTTGTCATAGGCTATAAAAAAGACAAAACCTTTTGGAATGAGTTGTTAAGAATAGGAAAGGAATTAACAGATGTTGAAAAAGTTACTGATTACAGGAGCGTTTCTGATCGCTACAGAAGCACACGCAGACGTAACAATAGATAATCTACACGCTACTGCCGCAGCAATTAAAGCCAAACTTGATATAACTACACAGTCATTTACAAGGTATGGTGCAAATACTGTTGATTTAGCAGGGCATCAAGGCAGAATTGTTGAAACAGGAATTAGTGACTATGCCTTGATTAACAACACAATGGTCACAAACTACAACAATGCCATACAAACAGTTATTTCTGCGAACTATCAAAACGCACAAGAGATATTCCTTGAAAAGCACGAAGAAGCTATTGACAACATGCACGATAGTATTGATGAGTTAGTAACTGCCACCAGCACTTTGCAAACTGTAGCTGTTGTTGCAGAGCTTGCTATTGCAGCAGATACTACACAAGAGCAGCTACAAGTGCAACAAGCCTTAGTGCAAACTGATATGACTATAACAGAAACAGACGTAAATGCTTACAATACTGCTGTAGTTAATGTCGAAACATTTTCACAGCAAGCCGGTGCATTTTTAGCTGCTGCACAAGATACAAGTATAACATCTGCTGTTGATAATTACTCTGCACAAAACAATATAGCCGTAGCAAGTTATTCAGCAATTCAGTACACGCAAGATATTGATACATTTGTTATTAGTTATGACAACAATCTGTATATGTCGTTTCAAGGCTTTTTTACTGACAAGATGGTCACTGCTGACGAGTTGTATGCAAATACAAGTTATACGCAATGAGCGAGCTTGATATAAAGGCTGGGGGCGTATCTTTTAAAGCAATGTATATAACAATAGCGTTGCCTGTTTTATCTGCTATTTCGGGTGCTATTTATTTTGGTTATGATGCGGTAAAAAGATTTGAAATTGTTGAGGCAGATAACGGACAATATGCTGTCGGCATAGGCGAGTTAGGTAGCCAAGATACTTTAATACTAAGTCGGTTACAGTCACTAGAACAGGCTATGCAAGATAATGACGTAAGAGGGCTTGCACCAAAACTGAGCGAGATTAGCACCCAAATGGAGACTATTCTTGAGCAGCAAAAAGAATTACTAGATTTAAGAAGTAAGGTAGAAAAAGCACAAATAATTACAGACGGTCTTGATACTCAACTTGACAAATACACTACAGAGATAGATGATTTGTGGGAAGCGTTTGATGAGGCAGTTAAAAACCCACTGAAATGAGGATAAAATGTTATCACAGTTAATATCACCAGTAGCAGGGCTACTAGACAAGTTTATAACAGATAAAGACCAAGCAGCTAAACTAGCACATGAAATAGCTACAATGGCAGATAACCACGCACAAGAACTTGCTAAAGGTCAGCTAGCGGTCAATAAAGCTGAAGCAGAAAGCGGTTCTCTATTTATCGGGGGATGGAGACCATTTGTTGGCTGGGTGTGCGGAATTGGTTTAATGTATAACGTGCTATTATCTCAGATTTTAGCTATATGGTTTGAAGTACCTACTGTAGACCCATCATTACTAACTCCAGTGCTTTTGGGCATGTTAGGGCTAGGTGGACTCAGAAGCTGGGAGAAAAAATCTGGAGTTGCTAAAAAATGAATAAATTAATTGAACAGCTAAAAATACATGAAGGTTTTCGTAGCACTGTTTACACATGCAGTGGCGGAAAAAAAACTTGTGGTTACGGGCGTAATTTAGAAGACATAGGCATATCTGAAGAAGAAGCCGAAATGCTGTTGAAGAATGATATTTACGAAGCCACCAATCAACTGTTAAATGCTTTTCCGTGGATGGCAACATTTTCAGATGTGCGAATATCTGCCATGATTAACTTTACTTTTAATGTCGGTATTGGAACTGTACGCAAGTTTTCCAACACAATTAAATATTTAAAAAATGAAGATTGGGAAGCAGCAGCCGATGAAATGATAGATAGCAAATGGGCAGAGCAAGTTGGTGATAGAGCTATACAAATAACAGAACAAATTAGAACTGGTAGATGGTTATGAACGATGAACTTATAAATGCATTAATGAACAAAAAATACGGAAACAGAATGGATGGTACGGCTAAATCTGGTCGTGGTTGGTTAGGTCCAAAAATAACTGCTTCTGGTGATACAATGACAGAGTTTAGTTTAGGTGGCACAGAATCACCTGATGATCCATTTAGACCTTCATTAGTTCCAAGTTTAAATAAACAGGAAGTGCAATTTTTGCAACAATTACCACAAAATACAAGTGCTAGAGAATGGACACAAACACCTGTAGGACGAAGTATTAATAAAAAATCAAGAGATTGGCATAAAATGAGAACAGATAAAGGTTTAAGTGCTTTTTTTGACGGTTTAGAACTGGTAAATGGTTATGAACGATGAACTTGTACAGGCACTAGTCAATAGAATTGGCGTTTCTGGTGTAAACAAACCTAAACGAACACCCAATCATAAAACTAAAAGTCACGTTGTGGTTGCAAAATCAGGTGATCAGGTCAAAACCATACGTTATGGACAACAAGGTGTAAGCGGTGCTGGTGGCAACCCAAAAACAAAAAAAGAAAAAAATAGAAAATCTAGCTTCCAAGCACGTCATGCTAAAAATATTGCAAAAGGTCCAATGTCAGCAGCTTATTGGGCAAACAAATCTAAATGGAGTTAATTTTTTGACCAATAAGAATACACAACTTTATCACTAGTGTCAAATATGTCATTAATTTCATTGTCTATAACAACCGTATAATGCTTGTCTAGCATAGCTACTACCGTTCCTTCCAAATTACTTACAACGGTATCTGGTTTAGCTTCCCGGTAACTCCAGCCATCGTTATACAGTATATTGTCAAGATATGCATGTGGCATTACATTGGCAAAGTTATCAAGAGCTTTTAAATACGGCACATCAAACAAAATAGCTTCTGCCCTGGCTGCACAGTCTTTAACTAACCCATGCAAGCCAGCATCTAATCTGCCACCATCGTTAAAAGTCCAATTCATCGCTTTTGTAGCTCTTCTGGCAGTGGCAAATATATACCCATTTCTGCTGAACAAAACCTCTGTATCTGATCCAAATATCTTGTCATTTCACTTGTTGTCAAATCAGTGGTTGTTTTAACTATTACTTGTAAGCCACCTAAATCAACTTCTTTGCCAATTAAAAAGTTATTTTTAAACAGCTCGTGTATTTCCCATACTTCGTAACCTGTTTCATCAGACATCAAGCCAGCAATTTGGTTAAGCCACATCCACATCAAATTATTCTGGTTATTTGATCGTCTTTTGACGTGCTTTTTGACCTCAATAATCCATTTATTATCTGGATTTAATTGCATAATATGATCGGCTATTTTTTGTAATTGGTTTTTGTGCTTTACGATGTGTTTCATTTGTCTTCCCAATATTTTAAATTTGTAAGTGCATAATCTGGCATATAAATACCATATGCTTCTCGAAAGGCATCATCAGAACCGTATTTGTCGTGATATTCACTGTGGTGATGTGAGCAAATATTTACACCAAATCTGTGGTCACGTCTTGGCAATGGGTACGGTTGTTTCTGATGATGGAATATAGAAGGTTGTTGGCAATCAGGAACGCAGCACGGTTTTTCCATAACCCATAAATGAAATCTTTTATGATCCGCTGTGAGTTTCATTTTAACCATCTTATATAAATTAGTAACACAAGTATCATTCGTCTCCTTTAACGTCTGGTAATTTCATAATAAAGTCTGCGTCTAAAAATAAATCTGGGTGGTCATTACGCACAACAACGTCACGATTAACCTTTAAATCAACAAGTTTTAAAAGTGATTGCTTCTTTACTTTAAAAACAAATCTATAAACCTTGCCTATGTCCAAAATATCTTCAAGCGTTACTTCTCGCTTAGACTGAAATCCGTAATCTAATATTTTTTCACATATTTTTTTTATATAAACATCAGCGTCTGTTAATTCTATTCCCCAAAAACTTTTATAATGTTTAATCATAATTTTGTTTATTTGTGCCACGCCTATCTTAGGAAACGTAAGAAATAAATATCCATCTTTTATCAATGTTAGGACATGGGGAAAATATTTACTTGGAAAGCCGTAAGGATCAACGTCAATAACATCAAAAAAACATTTGTAATAAACCAAACGCAATATTTCATCTTCGCTATTACAACATTCTGCGGTCACGTTTTCAAACCCCATATTATCGACAGCCATTACCCTTGCCTTGTCAACATCATAAGATAGCACCTCTTTGGCGTATTTTTGATAAAATTCAGTCATTCCGCCATATGCACAATGGGTTTCTAAAACATGTTCTCCGCCATGAAAATACCTTCTGGCCTGTTCTCTTTTCTCTTTAGAATGTTTATACCTGTCTTCATTGTTTGCTTGTTGCAACCTTCTAACCTTATGCTTAACGCTGCTTGGTGTAGTATTTAATTTATTAGCAATGAACTTATAAGTTTTTCCTTCTGATTTAAGACTTAACGCCATAACTTCTTTTTCTGATGTCCAATTCATCATTTGTTCTTTCCTAATTATTATTTTCTTCTTTTAAAACAATTCACGCTGTGGGTCTTGGCATAGCCAATATTGTTTAAAAGTTTTTTTAACTCCCATACCATTAGTTCTTGTTACAAATTTAGATTTTACATCATAACCTAAATTTTTAATT